GTGTTGGTGTCACGCATAACTTCGCTGTGAGGACAACGACAATATAGATTTACAAACGCAGTCTAATCTGGTTCGATTGAACCACGATGGGAAGACGACCATATACACCGGAAGAAAAAGCCGCCGCACTTCTAAGAAAAAAAGAATGGCAGAAGAAATATCGCATAGCCTATTACCAGAAGCATAGACGGGAATTGATCGCTCGAAGCCGGGCCTACTATGCGGCGCATCTTAAATCAGATAAAATTCCTTTCACCCCGGAACAGAAAAAGGCCCGAGCGCGTGAGAAGCATGCGGAACGCATGAAAAACCCAGTCTTCCGTGCCATGTTAGCCGAAAGGCAAAGGGCAGCATATCAGGCAAACAAGGATAAGAAGCGAGCAGATAGAAAGGAGAGAAGGCTACGACGCATTGAGCATTATCGGGAAAAGGCCCGGCTTATATTCATTGCTAAACGACAGACGGTTGAGGGTCGTCTAAAACATTCGTTGCGGCGTTCCATTCAGCGCATGGTGGAATGGGGTGGAGTTAAATCACACCGGACGAGCCATCATCTTGGCGCGGACTTTGGGGTTGTGCGGGCGCACATTGAAAGCCTTTGGCTAGATGGTATGAGCTGGGATAACTATGGCGTTCACGGTTGGCATATCGACCACAAGAAACCTCTGGCATCATTCGATCTAACTGAACCCGAACAAATGAAACAGGCAGCGCATTATACGAACCTTCAGCCGCTATGGGCCAAGGACAATCTAAGCAAGGGGGCGAACCATGTCTGATGCAGAACTCTCATGGGATGCCCTTGCCGTGCGGCTGGGCGTGTCTCGGCAATCAATCGTAAACTGGCGCAACCTAGAGGGCGCACCGAAAGACCGCGACCCCGACAAATGGAAAGAGTTTATTGCGACTTCAAAACTTGGGGCGCGTGGTCCGCGTTCAAGCGGGGAACTCAAGGATGAGAAAACGCGCCATGAGATTGAGATACTGAAGGCGAAGCTGGCGCGGGAGAAACGGACGGTTATCCCGGCAGAGGAAGTGCAGGCGCTTCTTTTACATTTGAGCACGCAGAGCCGGACGGTGCTTTATCAGTTCATGGAGACGGAAGCCCCGCCTAAATTGGATGGGATGAGTGCGGCACAGATGAGGCCGATTCTTCGGGAGATGGCTGATTCGATATGCGAGAAGATGGGCGATTTGATTAATGACTTTGAAACCCGATGAGATACCAGACTTGGCGGGCGGGTTGGAAGAAGCCTGATAGGCGTCCCATCCATGAATGGTTACATGACCATTGGGTGCTGCCGGCGAGCTATGCCCAACCGGGGAGATTCGACGTTAGCACGAGTCGGCATTTGATCGCACCCTTTGACGCCATCCAGTCGGATGGCGTGAGAGAGGTGTCACTAGCGGGGGCGATTCAGACTGGCAAGACGCTGGTGGTGGAGGGGGCGGCGACTTGGGCGACATGCAACAGCCCGGGGCCAATGATGTGGACGCTCCAGACGGACGAGGATGCTAGGGAGCATTGCAATCAGAGGTTCATGGAGGCTTACCGGACTGTGCCGCACATTAGGGCGATGCTACCGGAGGATAGGCATCTAAAGCAGATGGCGGCGGTTTATTTCGGGCCGTTCTTCCTAGAGGTTAACGGGGCCAACCTTAACAACCTTCAGCGCGTCTCTATCCGGTGGAAGTTTAACTCTGAGGTATGGCTTTGGAAACAGGGATTGCTCGCCCATGCAAGGGGGCGCGTATCAGCCTTTGAGAAGGCGGGGAATAGCAAGGTGGTGAATGAAAGTCAGGGGGGCAATGCGGGCGATGACTTTGACCTAGCTTGGCAGGCCGGGCATCAAGCAATTTGGTCAGTCAAATGCTTTGCGTGTGGTAAACTGAGTCCATTGGAGTTTAGCGGGAGAATGCTTGACGACCCAAAGAAGAAATCGTGTGTTGTCTGGAATGAAGATGCGCGGCGACAAGACGGAAGTTGGAACGTCGCCCGTGCCGTGGAGACGGCTCGCTATACCTGCCGCCTTTGCGGCATGGAACACGCGAATGATGCTAGAACTCGCGCTAGATGGAACAGTGACGGGGAATATGTCAGTCAGCGACCAGATGCTTCACCTGAAAATAGAAGCTTCCGATGGGAGGCTCTTGTGGCACGAGACTTCGGGGCATTGGTCAGCCAATTCCTAGAGGCACGCAAAGCACAGAAGGCGGGCGTGTCGCAGGCCATGATGGACTTCACCCGGCAGCGGAGGGCGCTACCTTGGGTTGAGGACGACATGAGCGAGGTTATTCTTCTGAAGGGCAGCGGTTATACTCTGGCAGAAATCAAAGCCCCAGCAGAGAAGTTACCCAACGAGGCGCATAGGTTCGTTACCATTGATCGCCAGCGCGACCACTTCTGGATTAGCGTTCGCGTCTGGTTCCGGGATGGGTCCTCCCGCTTGCTCTATTTCTCCCGCGTCACAACCCCAGAGCAATGCGAGGATGTGCGAATACTTTACGGGGTGGAGAGACAGTTAACCTTTGAGGACGCAGGGTATTTCCCGGAGGGTGTCTATACCGATTGCGTCACCTATGGGTGGACCGCCTTAAAGGGAAGCGGAGAAAACTATTTCACAGTGGAAACTCGGGGCGGAAAGATTAAGCGCCTGTGGTCGGATGCCAACCGGATTCAGCATCAAGGGAAGATGCTCAATCTGTTTCATTGGTCATCGGACCCGGTTAAGGATGTGCTCTATAATCTTCGGAGTGGACGCGGGGCGAAGTGGGAAACCCCTGACGATATTGGTCAGGAATATGCATCACAACTCGGAGGTGACGCCAAAAAACCGTTTTTAAATAAACGAAGTGGAAGGCAGGAGTGGAGATGGCAAAGGACGCGGGCCAACCATGCCCACGACCTCGAAGCAATGCAGGTTTGTGTCGCTATGATGTTGAGTATTTTAATCCCACCCGATGTAATTAAAGAGGATGAAAGAATCGAGACGGCTACGGCACCGAACGCCTGAAGCCAAAGAATACATGAGGAAATGGAAGGAGAGGAACAAAGAAAAGGTTCTTCAGTATTTCCGCGCATACAGGAAGGCGAATAAAGAAAGACTCGATTTTCTGGAGAAAAAAAGAAATCCAGAATCGGCGCGGCGCGCAAAAAGAAACTATAAGTTACGCCATAAGGCGAAAGTCAGAGAGGCCGAAAGAACGCGAATGAAGATCAGATGGAACACGGATGTTAAATATAAATTGCGCGTTCTTGCGGGTACTGCCTCACATAGAATGGTTAAGGCGGGATGGACGAAGCGGCATAGAAGCGCGGAACTGATTGGATGCACTTGGGAAGAACTAAAGGCCCACATTGAGGCTCAATTTAAACCGGGCATGACTTGGCAGAACCATAGCAAATTCGGCTGGCATATAGATCACATCCGGCCGCTCGCATCGTTCGATTTAACTCAACCCGACCAAATGGCGGCAGCAATGCATTATACAAATCTCCAGCCCCTATGGTGGAAAGAAAACATTATCAAAAGCGATAAATGGCAACAGCCACCCGGACAAATGATTCTTTTCTGATACGATTACAAAAGAAGAAGTTGAACCATCGAAAGCCTAATCTATAAACGCCCGCACAACATGACAAACGCCGATAAGCTCCACAAGGCATTGGGGGATAGTGAAAGCCAAATCCCCGAGATGCAGAAACGCACGGACGCCATTTCATCTCGTATTAGGGGTTGGTCCATCCTTCAGCACTATTGGTTTTTCAAAGCATGGATGGACGCATTTGCGGAGGAGGGTAGGGCGATGCGCGTCCTCATTGTCGGTGTTTATCTCGGGCGGGATATTACATTCATGCTCGACGCCGCAGGCAGCCGTCCCCTTCACGTTACCGGGGTGGATAAGTTCAACGCGGAACCCTGCGACGACTGGCCCAAGGAAAAGCTGCACATGACATGGGAGGAGGCGTTCAACTGCCCGCCGCCTGACATGGAAAAGGCATTAGAGAATATCGCCCCGAAACTTCCGCATGAAGTCCGACTGATTAAGGCCGATGACAAGGACTGGCTTGAGTCGGCAACGGGGACTTACGATCTGATTTTCCTAGATGCCAGCCATGAGTATGCATCTATTAGCCGGCAGATTCGGGCAGTTCATAAACTCTGTCATCCGAATACGATTGTAGCGGGTGATGATTACTCAAATGTGCAACCCGGATGGGGTGTGACTGAGGCCGTCAAAGAAGCTTTCAAGTTTCACCACCATATCAGCTATCGGGTATGGTTTGCGGGCGCGGAGGATTACCTATGACGGATGCCGAGATTGCGAAGCGGTGTAATGCCGCACTGGATGGGGAATACATGCGCCAGCAAAAGAAACGTGTCGCTATTGGGTGGGCGCTACTTGGCGCGTTCTCTTTTTGTTCTTGGGCAGTTTCAATTTGGTTCGATCTATTCAAATGAAAATAGCCATCATTTACACTGGGGCAATGAGAAGCTTCGACAAATGTTGGGCCAATCACAAATGGCATGTGCTCCGTCATTTTCAAGACGCCAAGATTTATTGCGTAACTGAACAAGATGAGGACGCAGGTAAGTCGCTTTTATTTGGGGCATTTGATGCGACGGTGAGAGAGGTGAAACAGCCAGAAATGGTTATCCCCAAGGGGTGCCCCGATGAATGGCAACCGGGACGCCCTTACATGCATGAGCCCTATCATATCAGCGTGGACCCTCGGGCCGTCCTCGGGCAATTGTGGATGCTGCGTGAGGGGTGGAGGCTTTATCAGGAAGCGAATGAACCGGCAGATTTAATTATTCGGATTCGCCCTGACCTGTGGTTTCATTCGTTTGATATGCCCAGTTTTATCCGAGCATGGAAATCGAATCCGGCAACGACATATATAGACGGTGGTGGGGCGCTTGCCTTCACTCCTTGGTGGGGGAGGTTCGGCGGCTGCAATGACCGATTCGCCCTGCTAGGAACAAAGGCCGCAGAGGCCTATTTCACTGCATACGATCATATCCATGCCATGATTTCAGAGGGCGCACCCCTCCATCCTGAAACCCTAGTTCACTATGCAATGAAGCGAGTGGGTATCTCAATCTGTGACGACATGAAGGCCGAGTTCAGCACGCTACGCAAGACGGGCGAGATGCGCCCACCTGAGATTACCATGATCGACTTGGCGCATTTCAAGAGTTGACCTAAGCATTATTCATGGCGTCCGCAAGGGCGTCCATGTTGTGGGGGTGGTTGCGGGCGTAAGACCCTGCGGCCACCCCTTCTTCTTTGGTTGACCCGCCCCATATAGTCAATGGACACGAGAAGCCTTGCGAACATCATCTTACGGCAGGCGGAGAAGCAGCAAAATCCGCGTCAATATCTGGATGATTTAATCGCTTCCAAACTGACAACGGTTTCGGGGCAGGGAGGTGCCATCATAAGCACTACCGTCAACGGCAAATCCGTTACATTCCAAGCCATTCCCGGCACGACCATTGCCGACTATTTGAACGCCGCGATGCTCGCCCTTCAAGCCCTAGAGTGTGGGCTGACCCGCGTTCCTTCCACCACTTGGGCGGTAATGAGATGAACAAGGTTCAAAAAACAATCGCCGGCTGGCTTGGTCTTGAAGCCAAATCCAAGGAAGAAACAGCCGCGCTTTCTTATCTCGTGGACGCCGCAAACTGGCGGGAGGTCTATCGCCGCCCCTTTGAGGTGATGACGGTCAATACGATTGCCCAAGAGGTCAATCAATACGACTGGTTCAAACTCCTTTCAGACTCACGAAAACTTTATTGCAACCTCGGGCCGGTCACGGGGGCGATTGATGACAAGGCGACTTACGCCGTAGGCCGGGCATGGAACGCCAAGTTTACCGGCGCAGATAAAGAGTGGGGCGCGAAGGCGGAACAGTGGGTAAATGAAATATGGTATCCGATGAGCGATGCACGCGGCCCCATGTTTGATTTCAAAACAGACCTTTTCCTTCAGTCTGTCAGTATCGACCGTGATGGGGAAATCTATGTTTACCTGACTTCGACGGCAGACGGTTGGCCGCAGATTCAGCTTCTCCCCGCCCATATGATCGGGGACCGGAACAATGTGGACGGTTATATCTCGGAAGGTCCGTATTCTGGGATGCAATGCCGGCAGGGCGTGGTTACGAATGATGTTGGGCAGGCGGTGGCCTATCACGTTCTAGGGCCGACGATCAAACAGGATACGTATATTTCCGCCCGCGACCTAATCCAAGTCTTTGATCCGCGTTGGGCTGACCAAGTGAGGGGATTTCCGGTATTCATGCACGCCCTCCTCGACCTGAAAGACCTTCGCCAAATTCAGGGCTATGAGAAGATTGCCGCTGAGTTAATGTCATCCATCGGTATCCTTGAATGGAACGAATCCGGCGCACCGGACCTAGACCCGGCTGCCATTCTGAAGGGACAGACGTTCATTGGGTCTAACCCAATGCCGGCTGTTACCATCGAGCAAATCCCCGGTGGGGGAAACGTGAAATACATGCGGAGCCAGAGCGGTTCCAAGATTGAACAACTGAAGAACGAACGCCCATCCGTGCAGTTGGATGCCTTCATGGACAGGCTTATCCGCAATGCTTGTGTTGGTGCCGGCTGGCCGTTTGAACTCACTTGGGATTCTAGCAAGTTGGGCGGGGCGAATGTTCGTCTATTACTCGCAAAGGCCATGCGGGCGGTTGAGGACCGTCAGGACTTGCTTCGCCCCATTGCAAAACGCTGTGTCGGTTACGCCGTCGCCAAGGCCATCAAGTCGGGTCTTTTGCCCCCTAATGACGAATGGTATGCTTGGCGCTTCACAATGCCTGCTCGAATGACTGCCGATTATGGGCGTGATGCGAAGGCAGACCTAGCTGATTATCAGGCGGGATTAACTACGATGACCGATATTCTGGGCGAGGAGGGGCGCGACTTGGATGAACATATTGAGACGCTGAAAGAGGAACGGGAGAAACTGGCTGCGGCTGGTATCTCAATGACGCCACCCGTAATTGCCCAAAGCACGGACGCTGGTGGACCCCCCATTGATGATGTAGATGGTAATGGTGAAAGCACGGATGATGACCAAGGCGTTGACTCTGCGGACACTAAGAAAGAATGAACACCGACTCAGAACATATTTGCTTTGAACAAATCCAGTTTGCCCAAGCGACAGAGAAGGGGCTTCAGGACGTTTCAATCCTCACCATTGGGGAGGCCAATGGCCACGGGATGCTGGTGGATGAAAAAACCATCTCTGACTTCATCAAACTTTCAATGGGCAAGACTATCCCCGCTTATCTGACCCATGAGGGGGCGCAAGATAAGGAGACGGGACGCCCGCTAGATCGGCTAGGCAAAGAAATTGGCATGTTCTCGGGATTCTACAGAGATGGAAATAAGGTTCGCGCCAAGAATTTCCAATTTCTAGACTCCTTCAAATCAGCTGAGCCCAAGACCCATGCAACACTCGTAGAAATGGCTAAGAACTTTGCCGAGAATCTAGGCATTTCCCCGGTTATGCGCCATTTCCGGGCGTGGGTGAACAAGGACGGTTCAGAGATTAAGGCCGATGGGGATAACGTCCCGGCTTCCGCCATGAACAAGCATCCTTCGATGCGCCTGCGCGACCTACTTTCCTGTGATTTTGTCCAGAAACCAGCCGCCAATCTCGGGCTATTTGAAGCCCAGGTTGACGAAACAACCTCAACTAACTCTTCAACCATGTCCGCAGATACCATTCTACTTACGAAGCATACGGAGGAAGTTACTTCTCTCCAGACCCAGCATAAGGACGCCGTTTCGGCGCTAGAAACCAAGCACAAGGATGCCGTCGCCATTCTGGAAAAGAAGGCCAATGACGCGGTTGCCGCGCTCGCGGTCGTTCAGGAAAGCGAGAAGTCCATGAAGGCCGCGCTCGCCGCCAAGACCCTTGAGGCCGAGGAAGCCGCCAAATATGATATGCGTAAGGCCGGTGCGCCAGCCCTCGCAATTGCGCTTGAGTCCCGGCAGGATAAAATCCCTGCCCCGGCTGACACCGACAAGGCCAAATGGGAGCAATACACTGCCCTTTGTGATATCACCAAGGATGACCGGGGCAACGTCACGGCCACCAAGGAAACCCCCGCCGCTAAGCGGTTCCGCGAAAGCTATCTTGTCCGCAAGTAACCTTATTTTTCAACCAATCTAAAAATCTACTATCATGGCTAACGCACTAAATGGTGTCTTCATGACCCGCATCTCCCAGCTTACGCTGGAAGCTCTGCTTTCGAGTCCGCTTCCCGTCACTACGATGTGGACGGATTTCTCCAATGATGTTTCGACCTACGGCAACGCGGTGACTACCCGTTATCCCAACGCCCTTACGGTTCAAAACTTCGCCTCCGCAAAGACCGCGATTGATTCAAACACCGTCAGCCGCACGATCACGCTCGACAAGTATGTGGGTGTTCCGGTGCAGTTCACGGATACGGAAATGTCATTCTCGGACGTTCAGCTTCTACAGATGTTCGTCAAGCCGGCCATCAATGCGCTGTTTGAGAATGTCATGGCGACCCAGCTTGCGCTGGTGACAGTTGCGAACTTCTCCAGCAACAACGTTATTGCCGCTGCGGACTTCACTGCCGCGAACGTGGCCCGCATCGGGCGCATCCAGACGGCCCTTAAGGTTCCGACTGAACCCCGCCATATCATCTGTTCCCCGAACTATGCTGAAGTTCTGAAGAAGGATTCCAGCGTTCAGGCGGCTTATGCCTACGGCCCGGGTAATACGATTCGCACGGGCGCTATCCCGCTGGTGTATAACTACCAGATTCACGAGTGGAACGGCACCATCCCGACCACGAATAATCTGGCGGCTATCGCGTTTGCCCCGCAGGCACTCTTGCTGGCGATTCGCCCCCCGGTGCTTCCCCGCAACTGGTATGGTGAGGTGCGTAACATCACTGACCCGGCAACCGGCCTTACGATTCAGTTCCGCGATTACTATGACGGTACGCAGCAGCGCACGGAATGGTGCTTCATCTATGGCTGCCAGATTGGCAATCCGGGTAATCTTACCCGCATCACCAACGTCGCGGAGTAATTCCACCGCTCGGCTAGTGAGCGTTTCTCCTTCACGAACCACCGGATTAGCCCCGGTGGTTTTCCTTTAACTCCACACAACATGGAACCAAACAAAACCGATAGCGCGGCTAAAGCCGCTTTGCCTGTAATCCGCGACCCCCGCATCTGCCTTGCCATGCCTGTTTATGGCAAGATTGATGTGCCTTTTGTGCAATGCCTGATGGGGATGCTGGCTAGTTCAACAGTCGTTCAAATGTGGGATTTCCTTCCGGGTGATTCCCTTGTTAATCGGGCCAGAAACAATCTGGCGAAGAGGTTCCTAGAGGGTTATGCGGGGCAGGATGGGGCTGGGAATCCCGTCACCGTAAAACATGATTGGCTCCTTTTCCTCGATACAGATTTGGTGTTCCGCCCCGAGGATGTGCAAAAGCTATATGACCTGGGTATGAAGAAGGGGCCGGGCATCTATGCCGGAACCTATCCGATTAAACAGCTCAAGCCCAAGGTGGTTTTCAATAACATCGCGGGATGCGTCCCCGATGAAGAAGGAATTGTGGAGGTGCGCGAAGCGGGGACTGGCTTCATGCTTATTCACCGTAACGTGTTTGAGCAGATGATGGATAAGTGCAAAGATGAGATTGAATATGTGGTTGATTCGGGCGACCCATCGAACCCTGCCATCATATCGTGGGACTTCTTCTCTGTTGGGGTTCGCATGGACCCTGATCTTAAGCGGAAGCGTTTCTTGTCTGAGGATTGGTATTTCTGCCAACGGTGGCGCTCCCTTGGCGGCAAAATTCTAATGCACACCAAGACGAGTTGTATGCACATCGGGACATTCAGTTATCCCGGTAATCCGCAGGAAATCATTGAAGCTGGCGATTATTACAAGAAGGCGTTTGAGATGATCGCCCAACAGCAGAAACCCAAGGTGGTTAAGGTCGGCCCACCTGAACACTTCGTTGAAAATAAAGCGGAGCCTATTGCCGTTCCGGCCTAGAGTATGGGATTCAATGAAGTCACCGCCGCAGGCCAGTCTTTCTCCGAAGGGACTTCCATCTTCGGGGAAAGCTTCACCTATACGGCACCGAATGGGGGAGCTACAACTAGCGGGCTTATCGGCGTGTTCAATCAGGTTGAAATCGAATACCAGTTTGACGAGTTCTCCACCAAGAAAAAGACTGGTCTGATTTGCGTTAGCAGTAAGACGCAATGGGGAGCGGTTGTCCCGGCAGATCGTGGGGTGATTTCATATAATTCCATTGGCTATCAGATTGAGCGGATTGATGGGTCGGACACCCCCGCCGAACCGGCCTTTACCCTGACCTGTAAGAAATTGACCTGATGGAAACGACTATCACGGTGGATACAGTTCAGTTTGAGGCCGCTATGCAGCGGCTTCGCTCGGGCGTGCGCTCTGGGTTCATAGACCCCCAATACGGGCTTTTGCCGATGCAGGCTAGGCTTCTGGCCGAACGGTGTCAGACATTCACGCCACCGCGAAATGTGGGGCAAGGAAAGGCCGCTGTGGCGCGGGATATAACGACCATCTACCGCCCCCTAAGCCAAACCACGTTCACGACGCCTTCCGTTAAGAAGATCGTTAGGACGGATGACCGCCCAGCGTGGAATAAAATGGCCCTCAATTTCAAGGGAACCCATAACCTGCAAAACACCACGGCTATCGGCTTCGATGGCGGAACGCTTCACCAGAAATGGCGGAACAAGCGAGGTCGGACGTTTAAGGCAAAGTATGGCAATATCGGTTTCGTTACCCTTGGCGCAGAAGGCCGGCAGGCGCGGGGTTATATTGCCGAGAAAAAGAAGCTGGTTGGCTGGGCTAGGGCTGGATGGAACCAAGGCATCATTGGCTTTGGCGGCACGGTCAAAGCCCCTTGGGTTTCCCGACATGGGCTGGGCGATGGTGGGTATGTTAACGGAACCGCATCAAGCGACCCATTCGTTAAGGTTAGCAATAATACTGGCTGGGCAAAGTCTGGTAAGGGTGAGGGAGAGCGTATTATCCGTAACGCGATTGAATCCCGCGCTAGGGATATGGAGTCCTACTATTACCGCATGATGAAACTGGCCGCAGATAAGGCCCAAGCCGCATGACCGCTCCCAATATCGCTTACCTGTACGACCTAGAGAGTCCTTATGAGGACGCCCTGCGTAATTACTTCGTTAACGTGAACGTGGGCGGATTCCGGTTTAATCAGGTCTTAACCCCAAGGACGAACGCCAATGTTGAAGCGTTTCAGGAAACTCCCCGCTTGCAGATCAAGTGTGGGATTATTGGTTTGGCTCCTTCCGGGTCAGGCGTGCAGGAAACGAGTGTCACTCTAGCCAACACCAATACGGCCTATTACAGCTATTACACCCTTTCTGTGGCCTTGGACGTTATTACCCAGAGGCAGAACACAAGCCAGCCCCACGGGCTTTATAGGGGTGCTGTAAGGCAGGGGATGCTCGAATACACGGCCACCCTAAATAATACGACCATTCCCTATTATCAGACGGCATTTATGAACCCCGGGGCATCCACACAGACCCTAGACCCTGAGAACGATGCAATCATCACCTCACTGGCCTATACGATGGATGTGTTCATTCCACCCTCCTCTTTTCCTAACAGTTGACGAAACCCTTAATCTCATACTCTCATGGCTTACCAAGACGGCACATTTCCTTCAGGCTCTCCTATTCTGAGCACGGCGTTAGACGCCTATAAGTGCAATAGCTTCACCATCGCCAAAGCCGCTGACACTGTTCAGATTTTGGACGAAAATGGCGCACCTTCGGGTGCGCTTCAGTTCCTCGGTTTCACCACGGGCTCTTTCGAGGTTCAAATGGCAGCGGCCAATAGCAATGTCCTTACGACCGCAGCGGAAAACGCAGTAAAGGGCGTGTTCGTGAACGTGAACATTGCCTCCGTTAACACCAACTGCTTCATTACTGAAGTCACGCTCACCAAGCCCCAACGCGGGCCGTGGACCGCCAGCGGTAGCTGGCAAGCCCGTATCAATTAAAGGCCATCGGGCCGACCCGCCCAATGGTCACATTGCAAAGAGTAGTAATCCCCGGATATGCAGAGGCGCGGCGCAAGGAAACAACCTTGCGCGATTCTGCATATTTGGGTGGTAAGGAAATGATTTGTGGGATTGTCGTTCACCCAATTTCGTTACGCCGTTTGCTCTGGTTGGAACACGCCAGAAATGGCCTTGTGGGTCAGTATCGGTTTGAATCTGAGAACGAGATTTTGGCCCATGCGTTGCAGGTGATTTATTTTTGCACCCCGCAGTTTGAGGTTCCAGATTCTCCCAAGTTCTCTTTCTGGTCCAGCCTTCGGCAGTCCATCCAACAGCAGGCATTTTTCAGGAAGGTGTTAAGCGCGCATCCAGCCGAGACGGTAATAAAAGAGGTAAATGAATGGATTGAAAACGCCCTGATGGACGCACCGACAGGAACGGGGAACAATGAGGTTGATTCACCCAGCTATGCCTCATATCCGACCTATATTGTGGATAAGTTTGCGGAGGCCGGACTTCCATTCACTTTTGATGAAATCATGGATATGCCCTTGCGCCGCCTTTGGCAGCATTGGCGGGCAGCTGTGGCGCGCATTAATGATGCCACCCTAACAAATCCAAGTGATATGATCGCGGTTGAGCATATCGCCAAAGGTATCAAATGAGCATCGGGATTGATTTCATTCTGCGGGCAAGCTCAACGGGGTTTACGCAGGGCGTTGCAGCGGCAAACAACAGCCTTAAAGGGCTGAAGAAAGAACTGCATGAATGGGGCGGCGGTAAGCTGGGCCATGCCATCGGCATCTTTGGCGTTGTCGAAGGCTTCAAGATGACGGTTGAACACGCGAGAAAGGCCAGAGAAGAAGCAGAGAAACTAGGCCACACCGTTGATTCTGGAACCAAGAGTGTGGCAGAATTTGGTGATGCCGTTGGTCATATTTCAGACGGGTTCATGGATGCCGCCGTTAAGGGGCTTTCATTCTTCACGAAGATTGGCGATGCCGCCCGACATTTCTTTCAGGATGTGACGCAGGAACAGGAGGACGCCGCAAAGAAGATGGTTGATGAAACCGGAAAGGCTGCTGACGAGGCAGAGAAGCGCCTGAAGAAATCCAAGGAGGATAATAGCCCAGAGAAACAAACTGAAGCCCAAGAGAAGCTTGATAAGGTCAAGGTTCAATCGGACGTTAAGGGAACTGACGCGCAAAAGAAGCTCGTTAACCTGATGAATGAACGCGCCGATCTAGAGAAGCAACTAGAAGGGACTGGCAAGGCCACTGTTAAACACAAGGAGTTGGAAGCAGCGATTCTGAAAAATCAGATGGACATTAAAGAGGCGACTGCCGGCGTTGATAAGGAAGCTGAGGAGAAAAGGCAGAAGGCCCAAGAAGAAGATTCCAAGCGTAACCGCGAGGACAACGAGGATGTTATCGCGGCGGTAGATATGGAGAAAGAGAAGCGCAAGGAGGTGCGGGAAAAGTTTGCGCCATCAGTGGAACAGTTAGCCAATATGAGCGCGGGCGGATTCGCTTCTCAGAAAGACCCAATCATTGTTGCCAAGCAGATAATGGAAAAGGAAAAATTTGCTTCGGAAGCCGGGGGCCGTGGTGATATTAGAGGAGCAATGAAATTGGGTCTTGAGGCCAAGAAGATGCGCGACTCATTAAACGATGTGGCCGGAACGGGGTCGGCATTGAATGCCCAGACGGCAGAACAGGCCGTTAAATCAGCCCTTGAGGAAACCAATGGTAAACTAGAATCAACCAACAAAGAACTTGAGGGCGTTAGAAAACAATTAGAGGGAATGCTGAAGGCCCAAAAGTAACATGGCTAACCTATATTCAGACGGCTCATATTCTACCCCACTACTCGTTTCAAATACGGTTAGTTATCCTTACCCATGGCCGAATAATTCAAACGTTGCGCGTTTTGATTTGGAATATGTTGTGTGGGCCAACGCCTATACGACAGCGGCGCTTGATTCTACATCGGGCGATGCCCCTTCTGCATTCATGGTTGAACAGGGGCCGCTTCGTAAGATCGCCCCGGGCGCGGTCAGGTATTCACGGGCCTATGTTCAAATCCCTGTAACGTGGGCCGAGACTCAACAGGTGGCATATACATTCCCCGGTTTGTCTTTCGGGGCTGGTTCTTCTTGGAACCCATATTTCTACCGTTCACCGATCACGCTATACCGCATTGCAACGGTAACGCATACATTTTCGCATGGGGCCACATCTCCAACATTAGACAACACGTTTATAGTTACTGACGGAAATAACGTGGTTGATTACATTGGTTTTGGAAATCCGAACATAGGAGCCGTTCTAACCAATCCATCAGCGGAGCCGGCTATCTATAATGTTTCCAGCGAATCACATTTGCTCACAGGACTAATCTGGGAAAAGACTTCCGTAACGGTTAACAAGCCCATCTAACAATGGCTGACGGCTGGAAAAACATTCCTAGATGCCTACCCGGTGGCACCTCTCTTATATCGGCTAACTACGCCAATCAGTTGATTGATTTCGTTAATGCAATCGGTGGGGGGCAGATTGCGCCGATTAATAACGTCGGTAAAATGATGCTGGCCGGTGGGCAATTTATTCTAGACCTGTCTTTGTTCGATGCGCGGTTACGGGCGGTTGAGGGTGGCTCTAGTGGTGGCGGCACGGCGGGGATTCTTCCATTCGGAATCAATGACACTTCTCCGAATGCCAACTTTGCATCGGTGAACGTCCGCTTTGCCACAGTCGGAAACAATATCCCCGCAGGCATCGGCACGAGCATAAACCTATCAATCCCTAACAGCAACACGACCGTTTACCTGAACATCACGATTGATAACAATGCGACCGTGACAGCGTGCAGTATCAACACGGGGGCGGTCCCTTCGCCAAACACCGCAACCAAGGCTTACAGCCTGATTGGGAATATCCAAGTGGTGAACAATATCGTGACCGTGATAGACCAAAGCCTTTTGTATTCTCAGAGCTTTGTGGCGTGCAATCGCAATACGAGCGACCCCGCGACCACCCCCGGAACCTATTTTTTGCAGGTTAGCTGAGATGCCTCTTAACTGGACAACGTATAGTTTGGCCCCAAAGGCCACTTGTTTCCCTTGTTGCTCGGGCGCTGGCCCCACTCCGGCGGAGTGCTCGTGTGCGTTGCTGATACCCGCGCCATGGTCTATAACACCGACATTTCCGGACTACGCGACAGCAGCGGCGTTTATAGCAGCTTCCGTCTCGGACTGCGACACCATATATTCGTTTCCCGGTGCGGACCTACCCGGCACGTTCACCTCATCATTTGATGGCACGACATACACCGCCGCTGGCGAGGCCAATGCCTCTTTTGAGGCCGCGGAACACCTGACGGTTAGCATCCTAATCGCCGTTTCAATGGCGTCTGGAGATGTGCTTTCTCTGGCTTTCACCAATACGGGGGATGGCGACACAAGCGAAACATTGGCCCAGCTCGTTGATTGCGCGACCGGAGATATTCCGGACTCCGATACATCGGCCAGTGGGAGTGGGACGTTAACCCTCACTGCTCCCGATGACGGGATATATTACGTCCGTATGAATGGGAGCCAGGATTTTGGAGGGTCGAATTTCCCGGAGAACACAGATGTTACGTGGAGCGTTACGTCTTCGGCGGTATGGATACTCCTCCCCGTCATCGCTCTATGGGACGACTCCGGCACGACGCGCAAGCTGTGGGCGTGCCCGAAGCTGCTGCTGCCGCCCCTGACGGAGTTGACGGGCGACTGGTATGCGAGTTGTGCGGATGCTCATGCAGTTTTATCAGATGCCCTACAGGTCAGTAATTGTGTCGGATTCACTGATAGCTCGTCGGTTGATTCCTTCACGGCCACGGATGGGGGAAGTTCACTAACTTTGGCCGGAAGCACATCGGGCGGAACAGGTGGTTTGGATTGCTGGGGTGGGATTAGTTTGGCCGCTGCCGGAACAATTACGGCTACTTTCTCAAATGCATTGGGTGGATTTTTCGCTGTTTATGATGATACGGGAACACTTGTTCAGAATTTTCTAGGAGCCGGCCCATTCACAACGGGAACTTTGCCACCGGGGAGATATACACTGAATACCACGCAATCAACAGACATGACGCATTTGCCGGGGAATGTGGTCATCACCGCGTCCGTGACAATGACGGTCAATACCATTCAGGCTCGCTGGGATGCCAGCCTCACTTGCGCCGCCCTTTTGGATTGCGGCGACTCCTGCCCATGACTGCCCGGCTTATCACCGCCGCTGAACGGGCTGCCCGCTGGAAAGGCATTGGGGATGTTATCGCCTCTGCCACTAAACTGGTGGGGATTAAGCCTTGTCGCGGTTGTGCCAAAAGACAGGAATCTTTAAATAAAGCCTTCCCATTCAAGGCCGTTGACCAAAAGCCCAAATAAACATGGCCGGTGGCGCATATCTTCACGTTCTCATTGGGGACTCTTACACTTTTTCAACCCAAGTCACCCTTGATGGGGTGGAGCAAAATGTTTACGGCGCTGATATTTCCATGTATGCAGTGGCAAATCCTGATTTAACGGGCGAATTGATTTTGTTCACGGCTAACACAAATACAGGACAAGTCGTGATTTCAGGTGCTAACAATGCCAATGTGACCGTTTCCCTAAACTCCACCTTCACCGCGAATATACCTCAAGCGAACGTAGCCCAATGGTTCCTTCGGTCGAATACTTCATCGGGGGAGGTCTATACTTTGGACAGGGGGCGCATCGCCGTAATGCCCGGTATCCCTGCCATTCCTTTTTAGCCAAAAACAACATGAACCAAAATAACATCACTCCCGCCAAAGCCTTGCAGGTTTTGGACGTTGCTACGACTCCCCAGAACGCCGGTAAACTGAACCGCGAGGATTATATCAATATCCAGATCGCCCTTGGTTGTCTGTCTGCATTTGTTCAGGCGAATACCCCGAAAGAGGAAACGCCCCTTGTGCCTGATGCCCCCAAGAAACGAGGCCCGAAGCCAAAGGGTGCTTTCGGCGCTGCCGTTAAACCCTAATGCCCTGCCAAGAATTATCTTCAGGACTCGCCCAAGATACAAACCCATCTGGGGCATTGGGCGAAAACACCAACCCCGGCACGAGTGGATTCTGCCGGGTGTTTAACTTTGCCCAATCGGATGACATGGTGACGTTGGTTGATTTCATTCCAATCCTGACTTTCGCGGGCAACCAAATGGAGACATTCTAATATGGCTGGCGTAAATTTCTCATCCTTCACACAGGCAAACTCGCCATCCTTGACCCAGTTCATTGTTGGGTATGATACGGCTGTGTCTGGGGGGGAGCGGAGATTCGCCCTCACGGATATAAAGACCCTCATTGGGGGCGGCACGGTAACGACAGTTTCCGTTGTCACGGCTAATGGGGTTTCAGGTTCGGTGGCGAATCCTACCACCACCCCGGCAATCACCTTAACGCTTGGTGCGATTACCCCGAGCAGCGTTAGCACGGGTGCGCTGACTTCTTCGGCACTTACTTCCGGGCGGGTTCCGTTTGCCACCACGGCTGGGCTTTTGACTGATTCCTCCGCGCTTACTTTTAATTCTGGCACGGGGGTACTATCGGCCACTTCATTTAGTGGTTCGGGGGCTTCGCTCACTGGCATTGTCACTTCGCTTGCGGGAACCGCCAACCAGATTACGGCTAGTGCTTCGACCGGGGCCGTGACACTTTCTTTGGCTGGGCCATTCAATTTTACGAGCTTAACGAATACCGCCCTTCTTCTTGGGGCCGGGACTTCTGCGATAACCCCCGCAGACCTGACTTATGTTTCGCCCACCCTGAGCGTCCCGGATGGGTTTGTGGTCAGCAGCGCCGGCTCGATTTCGCTGACGGCGGGGGGAAGTAATAAGAACATCACGCTGACGCCGAGCGGAAGCGGATTTAACCGATTTGGCCCTTCCACGCTTCCGACTCCCGCCGCTCTAATCACCAATCAATTCAGTACCAGAGTGGCAATTGATGCAGCGGCAACTGACCCTATTTTATGGGGCCGCAGGACGGATACATCGTTCGCCAGCCCATCCGCCGTTCAAAATAACGAAGCTCTCGTTGTGGTTCGTGGGAGTGGTTATGCGACCACGGCATACTCTGGGGTGTCTGGCTCATTCTCGCTTATTGCTAACGAAAACTGGACCGATACGACAAACGGTTCGACATTCGTGATTAACACGACCGCAGTTGGCACGGCGGCTTCGGCAAATGCGAATACGCTTTTTGTTACGGGGGCCGCGAGTGCCAAAATCACAGGCGGCGCCGGCAACATGACCATCACTGCGGGCACGGGCGCGAGCCGGACGCTGACACTTCAGACGACGACGAGCGGGAGCGCAGCCACAACGGCGCTTACGCTTGGAGCTGACCAATCCGCATTATTTGCGGGGGTGACAGCTTTTGCAGGGGCAGCCATATCGGCAACGAGCGGTGCGGTGTTCCCGGTTGGAACAACGGCGCTTTCTTCTTTGAGAATCCCGCATGGTGCGGCCCCTGCTTCTCCGGTAAATGGGGATATGTGGACAACTACGGCTGGATTATTCGTGCGCATCAACGGCGCGACAGTCGGCCCCCTCTCCTGATTCCAAGCAGTCCCATAGAATTGTAATTACCCCTTCGTGTAATGTTAACCCGTGAGAATAATTCTATTCCTGCTGTTAGGGGCGACTTGCTGGGCGAATCCTATTTGGGTGCCCAAGGGGTTCGTCGTGCCATCAGGATTGATTCGGGTCGGCCCAATCACAATGACGGGCAGCATGAGGCCAGCATTGCGCGGGGGGGAATTTTGCTGGGCCGAAATCCCCTCCCCGAAAACGATCTGGAAGATCGGCGATATAGTGGACACGGGGAAAGTAACCCATCGGATAACGGCCATGAACGAGCGGGCGATTCTGACCAGCGGGGATGCGAACAAATTCAACGACGGATGGACGCTCAAAAAGGACGTGCGGTTTATTCTGCGCTTTGTGCAGCGGCCCTAGTTTACCTGACGGGGTGCGCTTGGTTTGGGGCGGGGCGAATCACCTCAGGCGGAACGACAGTCCAAGGGGTCAAGGACGCCGGTTCTCCCGCCACCATAGCCAAATCTGAAGCGGGGGTATCCATTCCGCTGCCTACGGGTTCAAGCCTCACTTTGACCAAATATGAGGCAGTTCCGGCTACCGATAAAACGCCCGCTCAACCTGCCCGCGAAGTGACCGAAATTAAGGCAAGTGCCCCTACGGAATACCACCAGACAGAAAGCAAGACGGCAGCGAGCACGGGAACCGTTTCAACGGCCATCAGAGAACATGAGATAGACGTGGAGGCTAAAAAGCCATTGCTATATGCCTGCATCGTTTGCGCCCTGATTGCGGGGTTCTTCGTCTATCGCTCCTACCCTACTCCGGCCATTTGCGCGGGTGCGGCTTCAGTGGTATTCTTCCTCGCGTGGCATATTGAACTTCCCGGTTGGGTGGCGGCGATTGCTCTGGCTGCCGTAGTCGGCGGCGGTATGATGTTCCTCGGTCACGAACGAGGGTTATACACCCCGGTTCCAGATGATAAGAAAACCCCATGAAACTTCCATTCATCGTCGCCCGTTCAGAATTTGATGCCCTCCAACCAAGGAAGCATCTAGGCCAGCGCAAGGACTTGGACCCGGACGTTAAGGACATTCTGGAAACGATAGACGTTCTGGACCAGAGGTCATTATGGCTGGCTGACGTGGCAGTAACGAACCGTTATCTGCTTTTGCTTGTCCTAGCGGCTTGCTTACCCCAAGTGTATGCGTTGGTTCAACTCTGGGTGAAAGCGCCATGATTAACCTATTCAAGCCCTCTCCCCAGCCCTCCCTTGCCGATAAGTTGGAGGAGAAACTAAGTGTCTATGGGAAGAAAAACATTCTGTTCGTGGATGATGATGTTAACCTGCAAAGCATCATGCAGCGGGTGCAGAAGAGGATGAGGGTGGAGATTGTCGGGGCATCAACCGCTTCCAGCGCCAAGGCCATGATTCAATCCAAACAGTTTGATTTGGCTATCCTTGATGTGGGGATTTTGAACGGGGACGGAATTGAACTCTATCGGTGGATTCAGGACAACTTTCCCAAGATGAGTGTGATCTTTTTAACGGGGGGTTCGATTGACGAGATTTCCCCCAAGGTTCACGCCATCGGGAGCGCCCCCATCTACTACAAACCCACAGCTAACACCCTGAACTTCCTAGCCGATTTAATGCGGTATATCGGGGCGAAACCTATCACATGAACTACCTTCTCACCCAATGGGGCAAACTGAGTCCTAACTTCCGCGCCTGCTTAGAGGGCTTCGGCATTGGAGTGCTCGTTACCGCTGTTGGCCTCTGGCTGCTTTGTAAATGATGGAGGGGGAGGGTGTCGCCTCCCCCTCACGCTAAGGTTACTGCTTCAACGCGCTGTTTTTCCGCCGTCTCACGGGCGGTGCTCTGGCCTGCTTTTACAATTACCACCTTATTGAAGGCTGGCAAGCGCCTTTTTCGCCACCTTCTTGGATATGGATTTCTGTTCGTCTAGGCGGGCTTTTTCCAGTTCAGCCTGATAATCTGTATCCTCCTCGTAAAAGAGGGCCGTGGGGGGCTTAGGAACGCCCGCAGAATGGCATATGCCGTCATGTCCTCGGGGTAACGAACACCAATTCCACGGATTGGATTGTAAAACTCCGGGAGGGTTGGGCACCCGCCAAGACCTAGCGCAGACGGTCACAAGGCGCGTCCTTTGTGCAGGGCATAGGTCATTATCGCCATGCCAACAAGAATCGTAAAGAACGGCCACAATATGCCGACTTTCGCAAGGCATAGAACGCCCAAAAACGAAATTACCCACCCACAGTAGAATGTTGCCCTCATGGCTTCGATTCTCCCCCTTGGGCTTGCGGGGTGGGGGGCGAAGGGGGCGAATCGGTCCACTTTCCAAGGGTGCGAAGGAAGGCTTCGGCGCGTTGGGCGGCGGTGGCGTGGATAACGTCGAAGTATTCAACGTCCACATTTCCGACCGCATAATTCAGGTGAACACAGAATTGATTTTCTTGTTCCCTGTTCAGCACCTTCTCCGCTCCATGCATGGCATTGAGGTCGTTCAGGTAGTCGGGGAGGGTCAGGGCGCGGCAGAAATATCCATCCTTGCGCCACACCTCAAAGCCCAGCGAGTGAGTGCCACGAATGTAACCACAAACTTCCGCAATGGCTATACGCTGCGCCTCGGCTGTCATGGTTTGGGAAATCGTTGGAGTCATCATGTGGAATGGTTTCTTGGTGGGGAGCGCGGCTAGTAATCCAACCTCAGTTCGGCAGTTTCAGGTTAGGATGTTGGGCGAGCTGGGGGGCGTTTCAACCGTGGTCAGTTTTTGGCATTCCGGCAAAGCAAGTCACCGTGTAGGGCGGCGTCGGATACCAAGGATTGTAAGGATAGCTTGGGGCGGGAATAGTCGGCCACACAGGATAAGGCATCGGTAAAAACGCGGGTTGCTGCAATAGTTTCAAGCGCAGTTCACAAAGCTCGTGTTTAAGCTGCTCGATTTCTTTCTCTAGTTCTTCATTGGTTTTCATGGTATTTTATATCCTAGTTTTTGGGCCTCCCCCTTTGAAATCACATAACGTGGTCTATGATTAGGTTTGAGAGGTCTTAAGCGGGGGGATTTACGACCATCGGATTTAGGGGTGGGGTGAACGACGGAAATTCCCGCTTCCTCTGGGGTGAGTAGGGGGCGAAACGCTTTTGTGCAAGTCGGGTCTACTTCCCCGCACTTCAAACATTTCGTGAGTCCGGGCTTTTCGTAACCGTTCGCCCCCCATATCATGTGAATCGCCCAATCATGCACGCACGGTTCGGCCACCCTTAGCGCCCCCGATTTAAGGGCCTCGGCTGCGATGGCTTTGGGATTTAGCGGGAGGTTCATAAAGGGTTCCCCCGCCTGTGGCAAAGCACTAGGTTCAGAACAGCACACGTGAGTTCTTCTTTGCTCGATGGGCGGGAGATTTTCATAAGGCTAAAATACATTCTTCCTGCACGCCCAGATTATAGCGGTGGGCCTTTCGGATGTGGAAACACATTGTGGCATCGGTGAGTAGTTCGTGCGGCCCCTTCATGTTGGAAACACATCGGCAAGACCAGTCGCCACAGGTGCAACTTCCGTTCATCTCGCAATCCCGCAAGTTCACGAAATGTTGGCCTCCCCCTTTGCGGCTGTCCACGAGATAACAGAGGGGCCTTCCGGCTACTGGGTAAACTCCGGTCATACGGCGTGCATCCTTTTAAGAACGTCCCTGCGAGTATCCGGCCCCAAGTCCAACCATTGCTTGTCTCGGATGCCGTCAGGGGAAAGCCCATACATGCTTTGAAGAATACCGCGCCAGCCGGGGGGCTCCATGTAAATGTCTGCTCGTTCGCTTTGGGTGCGCGGCCCCCCCCCTAGATGGGACCACCATTTTGCGAGGGCGGGAGGGGTAAGCGCCCAATCCTTGTTCTTTCGCTTGTAGCAGTCCACGCGGGCGGTCAGTTCGGCAACGGTGAGGTCGGGGCAAACGGTCTTGATTTCGGCTAGGGCGGTGGCCGCTGACCTGAACTCTGACTTGGTGGTGGATTCAGGGACACCCCCGCAGAGCGATACTAGGGCATCTAGGAGGTCGTTTCTCTTGCGCGGGATGGGTGCGGCCTTGGCTGTCGGTTCGCCCCGCGACTCCTCGTCTATGATCGCCCTAAGCCTATCAATAGCTGGCTGGGATGCCTTCGGAAACTCCCCCAGAAATCGGGCAATGATGCGGGCGGATAGGCTCATTGTGGCGAATCAAGTTTTCTTTCTTCCAAAGACAAAGAAGGCCCACCAGTAGCCAATGGATGCAAAATATGCCCGCTCAAAGGATGCCTCGGAAGTAACCACTGGGCCGAATGGATTCCACACGGCGTAGATTATAAAACCAAGCATTAAGCCAACCCATATGAGATATGCTTTCACTGGAGTAAATTTAGTTTGCGAGCACGGGACGGGTTGCGATGAATTGCCCGATGGCATGGGGCGCACGTTGCTACGAAATCTTTGATGTCGTTCAGCTTCTCCCCGATGCGCGAAGCGCGGTGATGGACTTCCGAGGATAGCCCGAGGCATCCACGCCAATTAACCTGACATTCCCGATGCGCCCCGAGAAATCCCTTCCTAAGAATCCGGTAGAAATGAAGCTGCTTCGCCCTCTTGGGGGAAACCCGACTGACCCGCTTGCGCGCCCCCTTCTTTACCTTCGGGGGCTCGCGGAACAGATTGCCTTTAGCCTTGATGGTTTCTAGTTGGTTCATGCGGGGTGGGGCGAATCAGTCATAATGGCGTTCATTCCAGTCCATCAGGAATTTTTCTCCGGGCTGGCCGTAGATTTGGACAAAGTTGCGCCGCTCGTGGGTGTCAAGGCGTTCGGCTGTCATGTAGGTGAAACGCTCGCTCAATGTTCCCTTGGCGGGCGAATCGCCGTAAACGTGAACGGTAATGCATTGCACAGCGACAATCTCGCTTTTTCTTCCGCATCCGGCTAGAAGTAGGAGCGCGGCTATGGCGGCAAGGAGAACGAGTTTATTTTTCATGTGGAAATGTCGGACGAAGGAGCGGGCGAGAAGGTGTAAAAATAATCCTTCCCTTTGGTTACTTGGGAGGAGATTTGGAGGGAGAGGGTCATTTGGTGGGGGCGGCGTTAATTGTGGGGCTTCCGTTCACGGTTTGGCATCCGGCCAATTTCATGCATCCCCCAATCCCTAAAAAGAAAAGCATGGATGCAAATCCGAGGGCTAGAATCTCCCACTTTTCATTAGAATTGTTTCGGTTCATAAAGTTACGGGGTGGGTGACTAAAAGGGAGGGTCGTTTTCATCTTGTTCGCGGGCGATTGGATGGGGCATGGGTTCGCCCCGCTCGATACGCCCCTGAATTTCAATAAGGTCGCGGGTGATGCGCTCAATAATGGCAATTTGCCCGACACCAAATGCCGACATGGGCAGCGCCCCGGTAGCAATCGCAATGTCCACAGCACGGGCAAGCGCACCGCCCACTGTAGCGCCGTGCGGTAAATTAACCGGAAGGTCGGGTGCTCCGTCCCATTTGATGGGAGCCACGGGAACCTGCTTTTGCGCCACGCTACGGGCAGGAGGGCGGGAAATAGGTATTGGGTCGCCCGGCATGTTCTCGGCCTCTGGTTGGCCAGTAAAACGTCCCTTTGAGGGGTCAGGATTGCGCGTAACCTTGAATTTGTCCACGCCACGCGGGGTTTGGCCGGTAACGTCATATCCGCAAACCTCCCCGACGCGATAACCCGGGGGATTGCTTTTGGCGTTCACTTCGCCCGCCCTACCGTCATCAAAGGCAACGGTGAACGGATAAAGCGTGCCGTGTTCGTTTGTCCAAGCCTTACCGGCTGGGGTGATAGCTACGATTCTAGCGATGTTCATGGTTTTGGAAAGCGTTCTTTGCGGGATGGGCGGAGGGAATATTCCTTAAAGGAAAGACGATAGGCGCGAGTAACGTCCTTGTGGCAACGGCGCGAAAGTTCCGATAGCTGTTTGTGGACTAAATAGGGAATATCTGCGAATGGATAGGCAGAGCAGTTAAGCAGAAAATCGCCCACATCCCGTTTGGGTAGCCTTGGGAAAAGTTCAAACAGACGAGCCAACGCACGTTCATTTGCCGCTTTCTCAAAAGGCGTGGCGATTCTCCCAAAAGAAGTTTCTGCGCTCATAAAATGTGGTTCTTGGAATAATCCGGCTTGGGCCAGAGGGAGCACAGCCCCATCAGTTCCATGTTACGGAGGTGGGAGAGAACGGGGAAGTCCTTTCTGACTCGTGGGGTAATTGGGCAATGCATGTAGCGGGGGTTTGATTCGCCCCCACCACAATAAATCTGGCGCTCCCTCTTGGGATAAAGCTGCCGGTTCGCCCGCTGCTCAGTGGATTCTAGGGTGCCTAAGATCATGTTAAAATTCGTGGGGCGTTCCACGGTTCTCCCGGCTCCGCGCCCTTTCAAGCTTGGCCAATTCATCGGCAACGAGCTTGGGGGAAACGGTCGGCAGGTGGACGGGCCTCCCCGAAAAGGAATGACATAGGCCGTCAATGTCCGATTCATCCAGTGGGAGGGCGGGCAGACCTTCGTTCGCTTCGCCCATAAGGCGTTGAAGCTCGGAGTGGGATGGCGGGCGATACGTCTCTTTGAGCATATCGAACATTTCGCGGGCGAAGGGGCTCATAGGGGAAGTGAAAAACAGAAAATCATAACGGCCACAAACCCGACAATAAGGAGGAGGCAAGCGCCCACCACGAGGAAGTCTTCTTTGCGCGGGTCGGGGTTCATGCTTGTAGGAGGCTGAGTTGTTCGGGCGAATCAGGTTGGGTGAAACCGTGGGTGCGGAGCCAAGTCCTGACGGTCTGCACGCGGTCGTTGGGGATGCGGTAGAGATTCACTTTACGGCCCTTGGCGTCGGGGTGGGGGGATTTGACCCGCCCCACGCTTTCAATCAATCCTTGGGCCAGTAGCGCCCCGCAGGCAGCCCCCGCGAGGTTCTTGGAGCCGTTGGAGATTTCCGCCGGGAGACTCGCCCCCGAAAAATCCCCCCGCAGCCCAATCATCAGCAAAGCGGCTTGCGCCCCCTGCATCGCCCCTCCCCGGAAACCCGTCATAAGAATGATCGAGCGTAGAAAAGTTGGGTCTAGCGTGGTCATTGTGCGATTGGGATATGGCTGGTTTGGGAAACGTGGAGGGCGAATCAGCGGGAGGCGGCAGACATGGATTGCTTTTCATCCATTGCCATCTGGACAAAAAGGGCGGCGCACGAATAGGCGTTCACGCTGCGGACTTGGGGGAAACGGGCGCGGATTTTCTCGGCACGCTTAAACTCGGTGGGGGTGATATAGAAAACCACCCGCTTGGTGCATCGTTCTTGTTTGGGCATGACGGGAACGAATCAGAAGTCTTTGTGCGATTCAAGCACTATTTAGCACAAGCCACCATTTAATTGTAAATCGCCCGATTCGCCCCCTCGTGAGTCCTGAGACAAGCCCACCACGCAACTAACCGAAACAGGATTTGGATTACTAGCCTCGGTCGGACGCTCTGCCGTAACGCTCCCTGATAACCTGATCGTTCTCCGAACCAGTGATAACTGGGGGCGGGCGTTTTAGCGGACACACGAAACCGGTAGATGAAACAAAACGTTTCTGGTCTTTGTGGCGGCAGAACGCGCCTACTCCTCGACAGAATCCATGATTGAAAATCTTGCCGCCACCGTAACGGCACTTTCCCGAGGCGGATTCGCTGCACGGGTATTCTTTCGGGAGGCTCATAATCGTGTCAATGTTCCGAAGAACAGCCCACCATGAGCATAGCGGGCGGAAGATCGACGCCATAGATTTCCTTCATGGCCGTCATATATTCGCGGGCTTGTTCAACGCGGCTCACGGCATTGTTTCCGCCCTCTAGCATTTCGGCCTCCTCGAAAATGGTGCCATAGTGCTGATAGCCCCGAGAAAAGGCATAGCCGCAAGCGAGATAATATACTTCGCCATTGGCAAGAAGCCCCAACTGCTCGATCTCAATACGTTCGTCTAGCTTGCAGGATTCGTAGTCGGATACGAGCCGTTCCCATGTCAGGCGCGGAATTGCCACCACGTTGTGCTTCGGGTCGCTCTCGCCCTCGTCAATTGAAGTGATGATGTGACCCATCCAGCCGTAGGCGTGTTTATCGTTGCTCATGGTGAAATCAGTTTATGGCAGTTTTTCAAATGAGTGCGAAGGTTTTTTGACTGCCCCATTGACGAATCCTGATACTGCTCAAGCAGTGTAACAGAGCGGGCCAAATGAGCCTTCATCTCTTCCCACCCATTGCATCGATCAATGACCGTCTGCATGGCGGCCTTAGCATGGTCGCTATCCACATCATCCGTATCGACCTCAATTCGTAGGTCGTGCCATCCATCGTTCTCCTTGGCGTTCACATAAGCTCTTTTCCCGTCTCCCGATAATTCTTCCCATTCCAGAGTAACATTCATTTCTTTTAGTTGGTTAGTTGTTCGTCAGACTCATTCAAATTAAGCTTCTCTCTCCTGCCAAAAGCCCCCTTCCCCCATGCGCACTTGCATGAGTTGAAGAGAGCGCCAAGAAGTCAGACTCAAATTAAGTCCTCCCTCCCACCAGTCCGAAGACCAATGCCATGTTTTCGCTCGGGTGGGTTTGGCCCCTCGTTGCTCCCGTCTTTGTCGCTACTCACACAGAGAGACGGGCCTCCTAGCTCCCGTCTGCCATTTCCTTGTGCGCTACCTCGGAGTTACACCGCATTCACACACACCCAAAGAACTTGCGGGGCTCACAGTAGGTTCGTTCGATAATCGCGGCCTAAAATAAGAAACCCGGCCAGATGTGAGCTGGACCGGGCTTCTCGAAAGGGTCTCCCCTCCCAAAATGAAACTTACGGCTGACTCACATTCAGCGAGCGAGAAAGAATCAGGTTTTCCCCTACGGTCAAGCCCCTAATGGAAAAGATTAGGGCGAATCGCCCACCTCCCCTGATTCACTAGGCCGGACGGATTGCCTTGGGAAACGAACTAGCTGCGGGGTGGGAATTTTACAATTGGGGTTTCTTGGTGGGAGGTCTGCCCCCTAGCTTTCCGTTGCGTTTACGGGCTTCGTTCTGGGCGGGGGTGTTCCGGCTTCCCCCCATGCGTCCGAGGGCCACAGCGGCGGTATTCTTAGGCTTGGTGGTCATTGGCGTAATCGGGGTGGCACTTTAGAACGGTGACGGTAGCGCCTTTCCAGTAGGCATCCACGATCTTGATAAAGCCTTTGATTTCCAGACCCCGAAGGGCCGCGCTTTTGAATGTTCCGACTGAGCGAGCACGATAGGCAGGCGAAACGTTGGCATCATATTGAGAGGTCAGGACTTCAACCGTTTTGCCAACATGATTTGAGAGCGAGCGCATGGCGCTGTCTTGATGATCTGTGAGTTTCATGGGATTAGGAGTTGCGGTATTCGACTTGGCGTTTTCCGTTGAAGATTTCGACCCGATAGCCCCCACCCATGCGGAGGCCACGGGCGAACTCAATAGCCTCGGCGTCGTTGTTGAGGCGTTCGACATGGCTGCGAACGGTCCTCTTGGCCGTGTGGCGATACTTGAAGGAGTAAGATTTCATGGCGTAACTAAACCTGACCGCTCAGGATATAGCAAGCCCCGAATCAAATAAAACGCCCACCTAGTTTGTAATGCCCGCTGCGGCTATGACGGCTTGGGAAACGATCTAGTTGTGGGCTTCGGTAAGTTCAGGACGACCGCCCGTGTTGGTGTAAAGCAGAACCCACATGCAGATCGAAGCGCCCACCTTATCGCCCCGCCAATAGGCTAGATTTGCCCTAGAAAGCAGTTCTTTGGTCTGGATAGGGTTGGCCCCCCCGGCAGGAAAGGCTCAGGAAGGGGTTTGGAATCGGCTGGGAGGGGTCTGGTGGGCGAAGCACCGGGAGGGACGCGAGGTAGTCCGCAGTTCTCACATTCCCAGTTCGGGCCGGTGTTGAGGGAGAACCAGCATTGGCAGGACGGGCGCGCCCCATTGGCTACGGCGGCTTGGGAATCGGGTGGCGGCATGGTGTTGAGTGGGTTGGGGGGGTTACGGGGCGTTCTGGGTAAACTAACTACCCTTTCTGGGGTTTCTTCCCCTCGTCGGCAGCGGCTTCCAGTTGGGCGAGGCGGGTCTTTATAGTGACGATGTGCTGCTCTAGTTCGGCAATGCGATCCCGCTGGGCGTCGTTCTCTTGGATGAGCGGCTGGGTCGTGGATTTGATGGCCTGCAACTGAATCAACGGCCCCTGCTTTTGGAGTTGCGCCTCGGCCAGTTCCGCCTTCGCCGCCGTTAGCTCGCGTTCGAGTTGGCGGGCGAACTGCACATAAACGAACCTATCCTCGTGCGTCGTATGCACCCAGACTTCTTCGCGGTCGAACATGGCACTGTCCACGCGGGGCGTCTCCCCCTCCTTGGCCGGCGGTTCGCCCGTAGCAGGCGGGGGCGGTGGGATTGGGCGCAACAGCGCAAGCTCGGATTGGTCCTTGGCGTATTCGCCACCGGGAATCACGCGAACGTAAGCGCATTGCTTCACGCCATCCTTCTCGTCAGTCACTAGCATCTTCACGCCTTCGCTGATTTCATTGACGACCTCCAACCCGTAGTAACGCAGAACGGCTTCAGCGACCTCTAGCCGCTTGTCCACATCGCGCATCCGTGCCTCATCCTCGGCGATCTTGGTCGCGGCAACGTCGGGCGTGTAGAGTTTGCGAGCCCGCTTGCGGTAGGCTTCGAGCGTGGCCCTGAGCTTTTCCAGTTCCCCCTCCTGCGTGCTCGCGGTGGCCGATTGTGGGGCGAAGCGGGCGATGATGGCGGCAACCCTTGGTTCGTTAAGATGCACTTCCTCCCGGAAGCAAATCTCGTTCGCCGCCTTGAGCGCCCACTGCGGTATTTCAGTATTCATTTTAGTAAGTTGAGGTGTTCCCATTTCTTGAATCGTTTGCGTTCATGGAATTGCTGGCAAAGAAGGCATTCCCGCTGACCGGGACGCTTGCGCTTCGTGATGGTGTTCTCAGGGGTAAATTCATGGCCGCGTTTGCAGAAACGTTGCTGCTGGCCCTTGAATCGTCCTTTGCTGACGGCATCCCGCATATTCTCGGTGGTAGTCCCGAGAAATATGCGGTCAGGGTTAACGCATTGAGGGTTGTCGCAACTATGGCAGGCAAATAGATCAGCGTTGATATGTCCAAAGGAGACAAAGAACGCGAACCGATGGGCGAAAACATCGCGTCCCCCGACATTGAAAAAGCCGTAGCCTTTTGGGTCGAGCCTCCCGGTCCACAGATGGCAGCCTTTCTCATGTGGCTCGTTGCTTACGAATGACCAGAACCTTTCTCGGTCTTCCGCCGAGCTTTCCGTTATTGCGAGATGCCGCTTGTTGGGCATCCGAATTACGGGCTCTGCCGGCGCTTCCGATACGGCTGTAGAATCGTTTGGTTTTGATTGGCATGTCATGCTTGGGTTATCGGCCTAATGCTTGGGTTTGTCAAGCGCCCCCTGCTTGCGTGGTGTCAGGCTTCACTTTTTATCCTCCAAAAGGTCAAATACCATTGGGCCAATCATAATAATGAGGAATCCGAGCACGACGCACATCGCCCCCGTGAAGAAGATGTGGAGGTCGGCAAGAATCGCCCCTATCAAGCAAAAGACGATTCCGAGAATGTAGATTTTAGTGGTGGGCTTCATGGGCGGGGGAGTTGAAATACTGCTCAACGAAGGTGTGGGTGATCTGGTGGGGAGGGAGGCCCGACTTCATGCACGAAATGGCTTGGCCGATAATGTATCGGCCCATGATGGAGCGTTCCTTGTAGCGTTCACGCGGGAGGTTAGTGCAGTCGTTTGCCTTGTAGCCAGCGCTTTCAAAAGCCGCGATTACGGCGGGGAAGTCTCTCACCACGCCAATGTCATCTGCCGGGTCTTGAAACTCGCGCACCCACTCAACGATTCGAGCTTCGGGCTGCGTGAGCGTGGCGGGAAGTCCGGCAACTAGTGTGTCATGCAACCACTGCTTGGTGGCGATTTCTTTCACGCGGGCCGCGGCAGAGGCGATGCCCTCCGGCGATTCACGGTAAGCCTTCGAGTTGGCCTCCATGCCGGCAGAAAACCTTCGCTGCAACGCGGCAGGCTTCGTGGTGGGCTTGGCGATCAGGTCAACGCCATTGAAGGAGAACGCGACATTGCGACCATTGGTGCGGGCCATCTTCACGGCCTCAGCGCAAGCGTCACGGATATGGTATCCGCACGGTGGGTCATACTTGATAGCCACCCTGACCGCCTTGGTCAGCGCCTTCGCTTTCGGTTGGGACTTGCGGGGGGATTTCATGGGGTGGCGGATTTGACGGCTGCATCAATGGCGACGGTGATCTTGGCGCGGAAGGCGGGGTCTTCGCGGAGTTTGTTGGCCCGGCGTTCAATCTCGCCCTCAAAGCCAGCCAGGAGAACTTTGGCCAGCTTCTTGTCGAAGGCATCGCGCAAATCCTGCTTGAACGTCTCGGTGCGAATCGCCCCGGTGATAGCGTCGTCCATTAGCGCCGAGATTTCAGCGCCCCGCCGCGTGCAAACGTCCTTGAGCAGCGTATCCAGCGGGGACTGGTAGCCCTCGAATTTCTTCATAATGGCCTCGGAAAGGCCCTGCGTAATGGCGTCCATCACGCGCTGTTCTAGGTTGGGAGTGTTCATGTCTTTTCAGTTTTCAGGGTCGGGCGATTCGCCCAACAAATTGAGGACATTACGGGCAAACTTGAAATGAAACGGAGCAGGGAGCATCTGTTCTTCGCAAATGGCCATCGCCACCGCCTCCACCTTCTGAGCATACGTTTTGTTGTGCCAGCGGACGAGCTGGCGGGCCTGTTGCTGGGTGCGGACTGGGAGGACGGCGACGGGCAGAGTGGCGTCAGTCATTTCATCGGTGAACTTCTTGTTATACACGCACGACAGGTTGCCATAACCGAGGCCGTAGGTCGCCCACATTAGCGTGGCCTTTGGTCGCTTCGCCCGCCGCTTGGTAAGGGAGGGGGAGGGTTTTGGTTTCATGGTTTTAGGAAGTGGCTGATTCGTTCGCGCAGTTCTGGGTTGGGCCATGCGCTTGTTTCTGTGGAGGCGCGATGAAGTTCATGCAGTTCAGCCAAAGCCTCGCGGAGAAGCGTTTCCATGCGGGCGGCATAGTCCCAACGCACGAGACGATACACAAAATGGTCTCGGGAATATTGCGGATAGGACTCATGCTCCGCGTTGGTTCTTTTCGGCTTGTAGGGCATTGGCGTGTTAGGCTTTGGGGCGAAGCGCCTTCTTGGCGGCATCAACAGCGGCTTGCGAGCGGGACGCCCAGCCTATTTCCGCGTAAAGATTGGCCTTGGCCTCCGCATACGGAAGGAGCATTTCAACCGCAGCGCGTAGGGCGTTCCGTTGTTCGCGGTAAGCCATAAGGGCGTCGGCGTGTTCCATCTTTGCGTGAATGGCATCTGAGATCGCCAAATCCATGGCGTCCTCGGGGTGATGTCCGTCTTGGTAGAAGCGGTCGAATGCAGATTTCATGGTTTCAGGAAACGATTAAGTTGCGGTGTGATTTAGTTCAGGACGTAGAGCGCGAAGGGGTAACCCAGAGGTCAGGATTTTTTGGGGGAATCGGGGTGGAGGAGGGCGCGGGCGACATTCAGCGCGGATTCCGTGGGCATCTGGATAGACTGCCAGCACGGCGGAGATTGATCGTAGGACTTGAACACGCTGCCAGCCATGAGGCCACGAAGCGCCCCCTCCAACTGAGCGATACGCCCCAAGGATTTTTCTAGCTGGGCGGAGTGGTGGGCGGCTTGGGCGACGGACTGGCAGATATGGTTGGCGAAGGCTTCGCGGGTTCCGCTGGGGGCATCTAGGACGCCCTCTAGGCCCATGATTTCACCGACCACATGTGAGCCGCTGAGCAGCAGGACACGGAAGCCATTGTCGAGGCCGGATGGGCCTTTCTGGCGGGCGAAACGCTGCCACCGCAGGCCGTGCGCCTTTAGGAAGGAGGCACCGTTGTTGTCGTCATTGTTCATAAGTGCTTGTGGTTCGCCCCACTCGGTAAGCGTAGGAGTTTTCATTGGGCGGATTGGGAAGCTTTCAGGGCAGCTTTGTTGGCGTCGTAAAGGGCCTGCATGTTGCGGGCGAAGGGCTGGGGAAGGCGGGCGATTAGCGTCACGATTTCGGCCTGCGTTTGATTCAGCGCCTTCACGAGGACTGCATGGGATTCTGCCGTGGGGCGATTCAGGCGTTCGGCCAGCACGTTAGCGGCCCCTGCATCGCACTCGACATGATCGCCCGGCTCGCCATCGGGGCAGACGTAATGGATTCCGAGGCTTTCGCCATTAGTGGAAACGCACAGTTTAGCGGTTTGCAGGTGGAGGTGGGTTGTCATTGGATTGGGAAGAGAGCGGGTTATTGGTTGCGAGTGGGAGGACGAAGGCGGCGTGCGATTGTGTAATCCAGAATCAGTTTTTTCGTGGGTGTGGGCGGTCTGACAAGGGGAGGCAATCCGATGCTGACCCGCTTAGCAAGCCCTAAGATGAAACATTTCAGACTTGCGTTTGTAATGCCCGCCCGCTTACCATCCTCCCCAATGGTAACACAGGACGAAATCAACGCGGTCATGCGCGAACTTGCTTCACGAGGGGGCAAGGCCAAATCGCCCCGAAAGACCGAAGCCAACAGGCAGAAGGCAATCGCATATTGGAAGTCCTACAAAGGTCAGATCGCCCCGCCAAAGGCACAGGAACGCCCGCAATCCACTAAACGCCAGCTAGGGGAAATCAGGGAACCGATTTTAAGACCTTCAGAGAAACGTAAATGATTTTACACTCGCAAATGTAAAATCATGTATTATGAATCGCCCTACAACATAGGACGCCATGAAACAAGAATCAAAGACAGCATGGATTTCTGCCCAATATCTGAAAGCAGGTTTAGCCATCTCAGAAATTGAGGCTGCCAGAAAGCAAAGGTGCTCGGGGTATGATGAACGGCTAAGAAAATTGAATGCCCTGACAAGCGTTCTCCTAATTAAGCAATTAGATGAGCAAGTTGAGCTTTTCGACCCGAAAGAAATACTGAATCCTGAATTACAGAAGCTCCTAGAATCGCCCCTGCATGGATTGGATTGATGCATACGCAGATTTTAACGGTTAACCAGCAGGACCGATCACATGAAGTAGAGCGGAGCGAAGAAGCGGCGATAGTTTCTGAGATGGCGATTCGATTTATTGAATTGAAAGAGGCAACATCAGCCCACCGCGCCGCCTCTCTGATTTCTAAATTACATGCGCTATCCGTCATGCATCCAGAAGCGCTATGGCTTGTAATGGCATTACTGACCGGCGACCTATCTCAGATAACCCGAAGTTATGCAGATATTGGCAAGGAATCAGCAAAAACAAAACAGGCGGTCCAACAGTCAATTGAACGCTCAATAAAAGCCATCAACACACATTTCCCTAATCTTGCGGTGGCAATAATTGAACTTCGCCATATTACCGCAAGTATTACAGAAGTAGATAAATGAAAACTCCTGATGAAATTAAGGCACACAAAAAACAAATGTGGCGCAAATGGTATGAGAAAAACAGGAAATCCGAATTAGCGCGGCATGCCATCTATAAGCGGGCAAACAGAGAACAGCTAAAGAAAAAGACAAAGGAATATAAATCTAAGAACATAGATAAAATCCGAGCGAGAAATAAAATATATAAACTGAAGGGGCGCGATAAGGCGCTCGCTCGGCAGAAATATAGATATGCAACAGAGCCAACATATCGCATTGCTAGACTAATGAGATGCGCCCTATGGAGAAATGTTCAACTTGGCGGCGTCAAGAATGGAAAATCAGCTGCATATTTTGGAACATCTTATGGCGGCCTACGGACTTGGATTGAATACTTATTCAAACCGGGAATGACTTGGGATAATCACGGCACCGATTGGGAAATAGATCATATAATCCCATTATCATGGTTTGATTTAAATAAAGACGGAGATGCAAAGGCTGCTTGGTTTTACGCCAATCTTAGACCGGCATGGAAATTAGAAAATAGAAAGAAGGGAAATCGATCTATCAACATTAACGCAGCATGACTAAAATAATTTTCAGCAATCCCCCATGGTGGGGCCGTGGAGAGCATGGCGAAATTCGCGGTGGAATCAGAGCGGGCAGCAGATGGCCATTTACTATGGCTACAAATAGCCGATATGACGCGCCTGTTCACGGAGAATATGCGCCGTTTCCGTTTTTCCTTTGTTATGCGGCGGCGTATGCAAAGAAATTCACCGATGCAGATGTTATCATTCGTGATTCACTTGTGCGCCGCGAATCTTACGAAACATATCTAAACTACATTCAGAAAGCCGCCCCTGATATTGTTGTAATCGAATCAGCCACACCCTCATGGGAACATGATCGTCATGTTTGCAAACTCATCGCCGAGGCGTGCCCAACTGCCCACATCGTAATCACAGGAACAATCACATCCACACGAAGCGCAGAAATGAACGCGCTTGGATATACGGCTATTAAGGGAGAATATGAAAAGGGGATTGTGAAAGTCATAAACGGAGCACGGGGAACAATCGAAAACGATTTGCTCACGGTTGAGGAAATGAATTCCGCCCCATTTCCAATGTTTGATGAACCCTATGCGCTTGCTTACTGGGATGCATGTCCAGAGGGGCAGCAAATGCCCCACCTGCAAATTTGGTCTAGTAGGGGCTGTCCATTTCGTTGCGTGTTTTGTGCTTGGCCAGCCGTAATGACAGGTAACGACCCAACGGGCTCTGGTAAGCGATCAGTCCGTCTCTATAAACCAGAATACATTGAGGCTATGATTCGCGCTAGATTGGAAATAAATCCATCTATCAAATGCATTTACGATGATAGCGATACATTCAATTTAGTCCAGAAGCACACCATTGAAATGTGTGCAGTCTTCAAGCGTATCGGTCTGCCGTGGACGGCCATGTGCAGGGCCGACACTATCAACCTCCCCATTTGGAATCTAATGAAAGACTCAGGGTGTGTGGGGGTCAAGATCGGCATGGAGTCAGGCTCCCAACGGGTGATAGATGGCATCATTAACAAACGCCTAGACCTAGCAGATATTGAATCCCGCATCCTCCCACACCTTAAAGCAATCGGCCTCAAAGTCCACACCACATGGACAGTCGGCCTCCCCGGTGAAACGCCCTCCGAAGCCAACGAAACCTTACGGATGATCGAACGCCTCTACGCCCAAGGACTCCACCACACCCACCAACTCTCAGGCACAGCCACCATCGAAGGAAGCCCTTTAGATGCCATTGCGCGGGGGGAAAAGTTGAAGGCCTACCCAGCCGCAGACAGACAGGGCTTCACCATCTCAGGCGATGGGCAGTCCAAGATTGAATCAATGTCTCGCGCCCTACCCGCTTCCCATTAAAGGAATCTTTTTGAATTTACTATCGGCTGCGGTGTTGGTGTCA